ACCGCTTGAAGAATATGCAAAATATGTCAAGGAGTAAGAAATGACTGTATCTACATCAAGAACGCCACGCGAAGCGTCAACTCGCGCAAAGACCCAGCGGCGTAAGCCTTGGGCTCCACCTTCTAAGCTAGAGGCTCCTAAAGCCCCGGCTGGATACACACATCGTTGGATTCGCACCTCTCTTCGAGGTGAGGACGATAAGATAAATGTATCCTCAAAGTTGAGAGAAGGATGGGAACCTGTTCGTGCTGATGAATATCCGGACATGGAAGGAAGATATCCTACCATTGAAGATGGTCAGCATGCAGGAGTAATTGGGGTAGGAGGGCTCATGCTAGCTCGTATTCCAGAAGAGACCGTCCAAGAGAGAACTGAATATTTCCGGGAGCAGACCCGTACACAAATGGACGCAGTTGATCAAAACCTGATGAGGGAACAACATCCCTCAATGCCTATTCATACGGATAGGCAAAGTCGTGTAACATTTGGTGGTGATAAATAACCACTTAACTTAGAGAGAAAGGTAGCATTATGGCAAACGTCAATGTTGCGTTCGGCTTAAAGCCGATCAATACCGCAGGTAGCACACCAGCTACAGGCGGAACTAATGCATACCACATCGCTAGTAACGCGTCTGCAATCTATCAGGGTTCTGCGGTAAAGGCAGTAAACGGTGGCTCAATTGCCATTGGTTCTGCATCCGGAGACACTGTAGCATTTGTGGGTGTGTTTCAAGGCTGTGAGTATGTATCTTCAACCACGGGTAAAAAAGTTTTTTCAAACTTTTGGCCTGGTTCAGGTGCTGACACTAACTTCGATATTATCGGGTTTGTGTACGATAACCCCCTTCAGCGTTTTGTAGTATGTACAGACGCCACCTTCACAAATCAAGCGACTGCTGAAGCGGCCATCTTTGAGAACTCGATGTTCAATAGTGGTGCTGGCGGAAGCACAACAACAGGTATTTCCAGCGCTCAGTTGGATGTAGCTACTTTGGATTCATCAAACGCATCCCTTCCACTAAAAATTGTTGGTATTCTGGATGATGTGGACAATGAAGACTACACCGCTGCGGGACTTCCTGTGATTGTGATGATCAACAACCATGCACTGCTTCAGGCTGATTCTGAAGCGGCAATTTCATAGGGAGGCTAACTAATGGCTATTTCTCGCGCACAACTCGCCAAAGAACTAGAGCCGGGTCTTAACGCTCTCTTTGGTATGGAATACACCCGTTACGAGAATCAGCATTCTGAGATCTTCGATACCGAGTCATCTGACCGGGCGTTTGAAGAAGAGGTAATGTTATCTGGTTTCGGCGCTGCACCTGTAAAGGGTGAAGGCACAGGCGTCTCATACGACGACGCTAACGAGGCATACACTGCACGTTATAACCACGAGACTGTGGCTATGGCATTTTCTATCACCGAAGAAGCAGTAGAAGACAATCTTTATGATCGTCTTGCCTCTCGCTATACTCGTGCTCTTGCACGTTCTATGGCGCACACGAAGCAGGTGAAAGCTGCGTCTGTACTTAACAACGCATTTAGTGCTGGCGCATTTGCTGGTGGTGATGGTGTTGCTCTTTGTGACGCATCACACCCACTGACTTCTGGTGGAACTTTTGCTAACGAGCCATCAACTGCTGCTGATTTGAACGAAACATCTCTCGAAGATGCTTTGATCAACATCGCTGGTTTTGTTGATGAGCGTGGGTTGATTGTCGCTCTTCGCGGCTTGAAGCTTATCGTGCCTCGTCAGCTACAGTTCGTAGCAGAGCGCTTGATGGTTTCTAACCTCCGCGTCGGCACTGCTGACAACGATGTAAATGCTCTCAAGTCAATGGGTATGCTTCCACAAGGTTACGTGGTGAATGACTTCTTGACTGACACGGATGCATTTTTCATTAAGACAGATGCACCAAACGGTCTGAAGCACTTCGAGCGTATGGCACTTTCTACAAACATGGACCCAGATTTCGATACTGGCAACATGCGCTTCAAGGCTCGTGAGCGTTACAGCTTCGGCTTTAGCGATCCACGCGCTGTGTTCGGTTCACCGGGCGCCTAGTGAAGACACAAAGATAATTAAAGGGCGGCTTTGCAGTCGCCCTTTTTTTATGTATAATAAAGCATCCCTGACAGCCTCATGGTGAGGCTGACATTAGCCACGACAGGAGAATTAAATGGCTACGACTACTTTCTCCGGACCTATTAAGGCCGGAACCATCAAGAACACAACAGGTTCAACTCTTGGCTCAAACATTGCCAACGTTGGTCAGGTTGTTATGGCTCAGACATTTTCAGTAGATCTTTCAGGCGGCGCTGTTGCGGCTTCAGTCACTGACGTTGTTATTCCAGCAAACTCTCAGATCATTGACTGTGTAATCGACGTAATTACTGCGGCGAACACTGCAACTAACCTTAGTGTCGGTGACACTGTTGGTGGTGCGGCTACAGTCGTGAACACATTTGCAATCGGGACAACTGCTGGTCGTAAGTATCCAACAACTCAGGCTGGCGCTGCATTGGCTTGGCAGGACACAGGTACAGCGGACATCCGCTTGACTGTTACTGGCTCTGCCGCAACAAACGCAGGTCTTGTTCGCGTTACTATCCTTTATCAGCAGAACAACAACCTAGCTTAGTAGGAGGGCGGAATGGCTGCTTCTATTACAGCAAAGACTGCCACAGCTACGGGAACATTGCAGGGCGGTAGAACTCGTCTTAAGGCTTTCTATGTAAAGACAGCCTCTAGTGGTTCGCCTGCTGCTGTGTTTAAAAACGGGAGCGGCGGTGCAACGTTGTTGTCAATGGTGTTTCATACATCAGACGACAATCAAATCACCATCCCTGACCACGGTATGATTTTTGATGATGAGTGTCATGTAACACTTACCAACATTGATTCTATTACCGGGTTCTTTGGCTAATGGCTAAGAAGAAAAAAAAGACGGTTAGTCTTTCTGTGAAGCGGGGGGAAAAACTTCCCGCTTCCAAAGGCGCAGGTCTTACAGCCAAGGGACGGGCTAAATATAATCGTGCCACAGGATCAAAGTTAAAAGCTCCACAGCCGGGTGGCGGCAAGCGTAAAAAATCGTATTGTTCTCGCTCTGCTGGTCAGATGAAGATGCATGGAATTAGTTGCAAGAAGACGCCTAAGAAACGTATTTGCGCGGCGAGAAGAAGGTGGAAGTGCTAATGGACAAAATCATGCCTGTGGCTTTACTTGGGTTCCTTGGTTGGATCGGAATAGAAGTCACTCAGCTAAAGACAGATACGGCGGTTGTTGCTCAAAAGGTAACAGAAAACCACCGCATGTTGTCGGTGCTTTGGGATGATTTTATAAAGGAGAAACGAAATGGCCATCTCGCGTGGTTCAATGGAGAAACAAGTGAGTAAGAGTGGATCAAAAGATGCATGTTACAGCAAGGTTAAACGCCGTTATAAGGTCTTCCCGTCAGCGTATGCAAGCGGGGCAATCGCCAAGTGTCGTAAAGTCGGTGCAAAAAACTGGGGAAATAAAACCAAAAAAGCATCAGGCGGAACATACAAGTACAGAACAACCAAGGTATATTGATAGCGGCATCTGTCGCATGAAACCTATGTGATGGCTGATGTATTTTTACTTCTTGTGTATTTAGGTACGGGAGATCTTAGAAAACTAGAAAGCGCAGACATGTATTTTTACTCGGTTAAAGAGTGTAACTACTTTGCGTCTCAGGTCACTAAACGGTTTGGTAATTACAGTTACAAAGATTATTTAGATCCAAAGGACAGAGCTACTGCGTATTGTGTTCCAAGAAGAATAGATCCAAAGGAAGTAAAGGTTTACTAGCATGGAACCAATTACCACAGCGTTAGCAGGCATAGCACTCGTCAAAGGAGCCACAGATGCAATTAAATCTGCTATCGGAACCTGTAATGATATTTCCGAAATTGCTGGCTACATAGACAATTTATTTGAGGGTCAGTCTCAAGTAAACAAAGAGCGCAATAAAAAAAGTGGTGTTAGCGCGATGGATGGCATTGGCGGCGTAGCATCTGAAATGATTGATGCTAAGTTAGCCCAAGAAAAATTATACGAAGTTAGCATGCTTGTTGATCTTCGGTTTGGCAGTGGTACTTGGAAAGCTATCGTTGAAGAAAGAGCAAGACGTTTACAAGCCGTTAAGGAAAGACAGAAACAAATGGCGTTAGAAAAAGCGGCTCAACGTAAAGAAATTTTTGATGGGCTGACCATGCTTTTTTATTTAATTATGGGCATCATTGCCTTTGGCTTAATAGCTGTCGTTGCCTTTAAGGCATCTGCGGCTAATCAAAGAATGGTAACTTGCAGACTTGCCGCCACAGAAAAAATTTCTAAGACACAAATAATGTGCTTTTATGAAGGTGCCAACAACACGCAGGAAAACCACACAACAGAACTTTATCTTGGTTGTCAACGGCAGTATGCTTGTAAATATAATCCAAATCCATCAGGGGCGTCTCTGAAGGAAACTATGGAAAGCATAAAAGGAGCACTTGATTAATGGCTGTAAGAAAGACGAAAAAAGGTGCCGCACTTAAACGATGGTTCAAAGAAGACTGGAAAGACGTCAGTACGGGAAAAGCGTGTGGCCGTGGCAAGGGTGAAAAACGGGGTACTCCATATTGTCGCCCCAGTAAACGAGTTTCCTCAAAAACCCCGAAAACCTCAAGTGAAATGACAAGTGCAGAAAAGCGTAGTAGAATAGCGCAGAAGAAAAGACTTGGTCAGCCAGCGGGTAAGCCAAGACGTGTTAAATCATTAAAGAGAAGGAAAAAGTAATGTCACATTGTTCTCCCCGTAAAGCTATGGGCGGTGCTATGAATATGCCCACTCGCAACACCAAAGCTCCAAGTCGCACTCGTTTTAAGATGGGCGGCGGTAACTTCCCTGACGTTGATGGTAGCGGAGACGTTACTATGAAAGATGTTTTAATCAAACGTGGTGTAATAGACAAGCAGGGCAAGAAGGTCAAAAAAGGTCATGGCGGCACACATAGAAAGAAAAAGTAAATGGCAACTTCAGGTTCACGAGACTTTGATCTCGACGTAGCAGAAATAATCGAAGAAGCAT